CTGGTACAATTACTACAACTGGTGCAATTACAGGTGGTTCAGTTGCTGGTAGAAAAACAATAGTTTCTACTTTTAATACTACTTCAGCTGTAACTGCTTCACTAACTGCTGCACAGTCTGGTGCAACAATATTAATTGATGGTACAGAAGATAATGTAATTAATTTACCAGCAGCTGCTACAACAAATCCAGGCATATTCTATGATCTTATTGTAAGGGTAGCTGTTGCTGGTGATAAAACTACAATTGTTAATATCGCTGGTTCGGGTGGTGGATTTGTTGGTGCATTAAGTCTTGCTGGTGGTACTGCTGCAAATGCGGTACTTGATAATGCAGGGGACGCACTTACATTTGTAAATAGTACAGTAGTAGGATCAAGAGCAAAAATTACTTGCATAGTAGATGATGGTACAGATGGTACATGGCAAGTAGAATGTCTTGCATCACCTATTGCTACTATCGCATAAATATAATGAATGAGGAGAATATATAATGCTAGGCCAACAGTTCTACCATGAGAGTATACGAAAGGTTATTGTTTCATTTGGAACAATGTTTAACAACATCAATCTTATTCGTAAAGACAATTCTGGAAATATATTACAATCTATGAAAGTTCCTCTTGCGTATGGGCCTAGAGAAAAGTTTTTAGTACGATTAAATGAAGATGCAGACTTAACTAAACAAGTTGCGATTACTTTACCTCGTATTGGATTTGAAATTCAAAACTTAGAATATGACTCTGCNCGTAAANTAAATCGTGTTCAACGATTTAAAAAAGTTAAAGGTGCAAATGCTAAACAACTAGACGCACAGTATATGCCTGTGCCATATAATTTAGCAATAGAATTATACGTTATGGCAAAACAATCCGATGACGCATTACAAATTGTAGAACAGATTCTTCCATACTTTCAACCAGACTACACATTGACTATTAATGATATGGCAGATATGGGTATCAAAAGAGATGTTCCCATTGTATTAAATTCTATTTCGTATGAAGATAATTATCAAGGAGACTTTACTACTCGTAGAGCATTAATATATACTCTTTCATTTACTGCGAAGTTTTATTTGTATGGCCCTGTTACGTCTAGTAAGGTTATCAAGACTGTGCAAGTTGATCAATACACTGACTTGGAAGTTAACTCTCCCAAAAGAGAACAAAGACTTACGGTTACACCAAATCCAACAAGTGCTGACGCAGATGATGATTTTGGATTTAGTGAAACTACGTCTTTCTTTGAGGATGCAAAAGAGTTTAATCCAGTGACAGGTTCAGATGAATAAAGATTCTACGTTGCGACTTGACAAAACTTTAGGTGTTATAGAAAATATTGTTCCCGAATCAACTAAGATTGAAAAAAAAAGTATTAGTTCTAGAGATGGTTACCCAATACTTCCAGCTACTAGTAGTGATGATATTGACAATGATTATAAATATCAAAGAGAAAATCTTTATAATCTAATTGAACGTGGTCAAGATGCAATTGATGGTATTCTAGAACTTGCAAAGGAATCAGAACACCCAAGAACTTACGAAGTTGCACTCAATGGCATTAAACAGGTTGCAGAGGTTACAGAAAAACTTGGAGAACTCCAAGAGAAAATGCGAAAATTAAAAGAAGTGCCAAACCATGCTCCAAAGACGGTGAACAATGCATTATATGTTGGGTCTACAGCTGAACTACAAAAGATGTTAAAAGAAAAATAACACTTTAAACTTACAATTAGGATTATATTATGAGCAATTCTGTTCTACTTTATCATTACGATAGTGCTGAAAAAATGCCCCACTACAATTTTAATATCCGACTTCCCATTCATTTAGAAAAAATAAAAGATAAAGTTGGAAACAAAATTCACGAAGACATTGTTTCGACCATTATTAAACTTGGTGACCAGATGAATATGGAAACTAATGTTAAAGCAAATATGACTAATTGGTTCATGCATAGAGAAGATGAGTCCTTTGACAAATTAATGCAGATTGTGTGGAATATAATTAATGTTACCTTCAACTCAGAGATCAACCCACTAAAAATTGTTCCATCTGAAGTATGGGGTGCATCATATACGGAAGGTCAATACACAAAAATGCACGCCCACTATCCTAAGATTTGGAGTTGGGTTTATTATATTAAAGTTCCAGAAGGTTCTAGTCCTTTGGTATTTGATGAAGCAAATGTACGAATAGAACCAAAAGAAGGAGATCTTGTAATATTTCCTGGCTGGGTAATGCACTCAGTTCCAAAATGCAAATGTAAAGAACCTCGTATGGTGGTTTCGGGAAATTTTGATGTAGTACCTTCTTTTATTATTAAACATTATATGGAATCACTTTTATCAACTGATTCAAAAGAAATAAAAAACAATTAGGATTATATTATGAATGTAGAACAAAAACAATTGTGGCCAACCACAATTTTTAATTTAAAGCTTGAAAACTTAGATAATGATAAAATCAAAAGTGAAGTATTAAAAAGAGAAACAAAAGGTCAAGGATTTCAATTTAATCCAGTACAGGGTGGTGGTTGGCAAAGCAACAAATCTTTACTTGGAGGATTAGATTCTTACGCATCTAATCTTGAACCTTTAAGAAAAAGTATTGTTGAAAGTGTAAATAAAATATTAAGTACACTTTATATTGATGATTGTTATATTAGTCTAATAAACAGTTGGGCAAACATTGCAAGAAAAGGTCAATGTACNATGCCNCATATTCACGAAGAAGCCAGTTGGTCAGCAGTATATTATGTAACGCCAACAGAAGATGGAATACTATATCTTAAAGACCCACGAACACAGGAAGCTATGGATGCCTCTCATAGATTTTTAAAACAACCTTATAGTAATGTAATTGGTAAAAGACCGTTTGATGCTGGAGAATTAATATTGTTTCCGAGTTGGTTGGAACATGGTGTTGCTCCTAGTTCTAAAGATACAACAAGAATAAGTATAGCGTGTAACTTTTTAATACATGGGAATAGATAAAATGTCTGAACAAGGAGTATACTTAGGCAATCCAAACCTCAAACGGGCAAACGTGTCCCAAGAGTGGACAAAAAAAGAAGTTGAAGAATACTCTAAGTGTATGAAAGATCCTTTATATTTCATACAAACATACATACGAATTGTTTCTCTTGATGAAGGTTTAGTTCCATTTAAAATGTACGACTTCCAAAAAGAAATGGTTGGTACATTTCACAGCAATCGTTTTACTATTTGCAAACTTCCTAGACAGTCAGGTAAATCTACAACCATTATAGCATATTTGTTGCATTATGTTTTGTTCAATGCTTCAGTTAATGTTGCGATACTCGCCAACAAAGCTGCGACTGCTAGGGACTTGCTAGGACGGTTACAACTTGCATATGAACACCTACCCAAGTGGTTGCAACAAGGAGTCATGAGTTGGAACAAAGGATCTTTAGAGTTAGAGAATGGTTCTAAAATTCTTGCAAGTTCTACTTCTGCAAGTGCAGTTCGTGGTGGTTCATATAATATTATTTTTCTTGATGAGTTTGCATACGTTCCTTCCAACGTAGCAGAACAATTCTTTAGTTCAGTCTATCCTACAATCAGTTCGGGTAAAACTACAAAAGTGATGATAGTATCGACTCCTCATGGTATGAATATGTTTTACAAATTGTGGAATGATGCAGAGAACCAAAGAAATACTTACGTTCCAATAGAGGTTCACTGGAGTGAAATTCCTGGCCGTGATGAAGAATGGAAAGCAGAAACTATAAAGAATACTAGTGAACAACAGTTTAACACAGAGTTTGAGTGTGAATTTTTAGGAAGTATCGATACATTAATCAAAGCACAAAAATTAAAAACAATGTCTTACAACCCACCAATTCAATCTAATGCTGGTCTTGATGTGTTTGAAAAACCATTAAAAGACCACACATATGTACTGACAGCTGACGTTTCAAGGGGAACGTCTAACGACTACTCTGCATTTCTAGTGTTTGATGTGTCGCAAATGCCGTATAGGATTGTCGCAAAATTTCGTGACAACGAAATAAAACCTTTATTATTTCCTGCTAAAATATATGACGTTGCAAGAGCATACAATCAAGCATTTGTTTTAATTGAGGTAAACGACATAGGAGAACAGGTTGCATCAACTATGCAGTTTGACTTGGAGTATGACAACCTTATTATGGCAAGTATGCGAGGGCGTGCAGGACAAGTACTTGGCGGGGGGTTCTCAGGTGGTAGAGCGCAGTTGGGTGTAAGAACGACTAAGGCTGTAAAACGAATAGGTTGCTCTAATCTTAAACAGATGATTGAGGATGATAAACTTATTATTCAAGACCTACAAATTATTAGTGAACTATCTACGTTTATTGTTAAAGGACAATCTTTTGAAGCTGACGATGGGTGTACAGATGACTTGGTTGCGTGTATGTTTATGTTTGCATGGGCAACAGACCAGACGTATTTTAAAGAATTAACTGATATGGACATAAGACAGACTATGATGAGAGAACAACAAGACATGTTAGAACAAGACATGGCCCCGTTTGGATTTATGGTTAATGGTTTAGAAGATGAAAATATTGGTACAATGGTTGATGAATATGGAACACGTTGGAGNCCAGTAGTTAGATCCCACGATTCAGATTGGTAAAGGTCTAAATAAATTCTATTAGATCATTGTCATTCTTAATCCAACAATTTGAACATAGTATTAAAGAGTTGTCTATAAGATTAATTATTTCTTTGCGACTTTCATTATTTACACCAACTCTTTTTGTTAGTTTACGGATTTTAGAATCGTGGGGGTAAAACTTTAAACATACGGTTTCACTTTCTCCACAATGTTTGCATGACTTTTCTGCAAGGAATTCGTTAAGCAAAACAATTCTTTTGCGATAGTTTCTACGAGATACTTTTTTAATAGTATCTTTATATTTTTCGTAATGACTATTTGACATAATATTATTTATATGCAAAGACACATATAAAATGTAGTTTATAGAAACTATTTTTTTATAAATATTAGTGAAGATTAAAAACACTCTAATATAAAGGAGTCAAAGACATGGCATTTTTAGTTTCGCCTGGCGTTCAAGTCAGAGAGATAGACCTTACAAATGTTATCCCAGCAGTATCCACCTCAATAGGTGCAATTGCAGGGCCATTTGAAAAGGGGCCAGTTTCGTCTGTAACTACAATTAGTTCAGAGGAACAACTGGTACAGTTATTTGGTAAACCAAATGCAAACAATTTTGAGTTTTGGTTCACAGCCTCTAACTTTTTACAATATTCTGATGCACTTCGTATAGTTCGTGCAGAATCAGGAATATTAAACGCTGGTGCAAACTCAGGCATACTTATTCGTGATGATGATCATTACGAAGCTTCATTTTCCACAGGACAAGGTTCTCATGGTGAATGGACTGCAAGGTCTGCTGGAACACATGGTAACTCACTTGGTGTAGATATATGTGGAAGTGGAAGAGCATACACACAACCACTTGGTACACTTAACTTAGTTAATGGTGCTGGTGCGGTTGGTGATTTGTCTATTGATGTGGATGACCAAGATGCATCAAATGCTACAATTTCAGCTGGTGACATCATTGGTTTCCAAACAAACAACGCTGTTACAGCAATTGTTAACGGTGCAATCACTACTGCAACTAAAAACCTTACGGTTGATGGCAACTCTGGTACAGCTGCAGTTGGACAACGAGTAATCGGTGCAGGCATTTCTGATGGTGGTGAGGTTGTTAAAATTGCAACAGTCACTTCACAGACTGCATTAATACTTGACAAAGCAATCACAGTTGC